ACCACAGAAGCGTTAGCTGTAGGTGTTGTTGCCATTGTGTAAGTAAAGGTATTTGCGCCTGTTACTGTAATGACATAAGAGCCGTTATAAGCTGATTCAGTAGCGCCAGAAATAGTAACATAATTGTTACTAACTAAACCATGTGGCGCAGAAGTCGTTAATGTTGCTACATTACCTACATGGGTAATTGTGCTAATTGTTTGCGCTGTACTTGTCGTGGCAATAAAAAACCAAGAAGTACCATTAAAGACCATTACAGGGTCAACACCATTACAAGCTACTAAAAATGACCCTGCGCTATTAGTAATGTTGACAAATTGCAGTTTATCGCTAGTAATACCTGTAAAATAAGACACCGCAGTAGCAGGTTTACAGTCATAAATAGTGTTTCCACACGCCCCAAATAGCTTATAACCGCTATTAGTAGGGTAATCCATTAGTGTATGGATTGGGGTATTTATTTTAATAGTATAAGCACCCACTACAGTAGCATTAGTAGCTGGTACAGAAAGCATTGTGTAAGTAAAGGTTGATGCACCTGTTACTTTAATCATAAATACTCCGTTGTAGTCGCTTGGAGTAGCGCCAGAAACAGAAATATATTCGTTATCTATTAAACCATGTGCTGTAGCAGTTGTAACCGTTGCTGTCACACCTGAGTGTGTAATGCTTGAAATTGTTTTAGCGCCAGTAGAAGTAGTAACAATAGATACTTGGGTATAACCTTTACGCAATGTCACATCGCTAGGCGTAGGATAAAAGTTAACCATTTGTACTGCATCTGTAGGAGGCATCTCAGCAAGAGAATCCCTACCATTCCAACCACCAATAGGTGCAGGAATAGAAGCAGTAGTAGCAGAGTTTTGTTTAGGTCGCTGTAATAGCATTAACTGCCGTACCCCGTGTCTGGAATATTAGCGTAACCAATAAGCACTCTACTTGGTTGTGGCGCAAAAGATAAATTAGGCGCACCTTTATCGTTAGCTTTAGCAACTGATAAATAGCGTTGATAATCTTGAGAAACGACTGTTGTATCAAAGCCTTTAATGCCCCAATACTTCATTTTTGTCAACAAAACCATAATACGGTCATCCAAAACTGTAGTATCTGAGTCAGCAGTAAAGCTATTTTTTACTGTATTATCTGCGGCTCTTGCCCAACCTTTTGACCTATATTCCCATCCCAAGTATTCTTGGGTATTCATAATAGGCCATATACAGAATTGATTATCTAAGATACGCCAGCGTACTCGTGGGCCTGTAGAGATATAACCAGACTTTAGCCATTGCCATTGTTGTGCATCTTCAGCGCCCAACATTTCCCAATGTTTCGATTTATCCCACATAGTGCGGTTTGTAATCGTTTCAAAGTCATCAGGAAGGTCATAAGCAGTCTGAGCGCATACTACTGACTGTACGCCATTGCCTGTAGCAAATTGACTCATTACAACAACTTTAGTCGTGTTATTAGCACTTACAACATAAGTATCTTGAGGAATGTTATAGCCTGATAATTGCCATTGGCTTGTAACATTGCTTAAATCTGTGCCAGCCTCAAAAGTTAATGTAGCAGACCCATTAACAGTTGTGGCATTGGCGGTAAAAGATTGCGTATAAAAACGATACTGCACCTGGAGTGCTTGCCAATCATATTCTTTTAGCAAGTCATAACCAGCACCATTCATCAGGGCTAATATTTGATTTACATCCTGAGAAGTGTTGCCGACAACAAAAGAAGGTACAGCCAAGTTTAACTCGGCTGCGGTCTGTTGCACCATTTGAAGCATCGTTTGGGACATATTAAGCCTCTACTACTTTCGGTTTGCGTGGTTTCTTTTCCGCAACAGCCGCAAGTAGCGCTTCCATTTGTTCCTGCATTTTGGATAGCTTCGCATCTGTTTCTGCGGTTATTTTAGCATTTTCTTCACGAAGTGCTTGCAATTCTGCTTCTCTATGTGCAACTTCAGCAGAATCAGTAGCTAAATTCAAGAAAGCCTTAGCTTTTAAGCGGAAATTATGAGGACTCATGCCAGCTACCATGCCAATACGCTGTAATTGCTGGTCAGAGCAGTCAGCAATAGCTTCTACTGTATGGAATTTAAGCCCACGCAATTCTTCAGCTTGGCTACGAGTAATTTGTGGCCATTGCTCAAGTGGTGTGCCAATAATGTCTTGATGATTTGATACTTGATTTTGATAATGCGCCCATTGGCGAGGGAAACGCTGTTTATGGGACTCTTGGGCATAAGTGTCGATTTCTGTCAAATTATCGCCAGGAATCATAATACGCACGAAGTCGAATTCTTTAAAAATCGGTCTGCCAGCTTCGTCAGAAGCTAAATCTTGCTTTAGGGACTTTTTATAGAATTGAACCGCTAGTCTTGCATCTGCACCTGAAACATCGCTTTCTATTGCCATTTTTAATTCTCCAAAGTAGTTTGGGGGTTTATAAAAAAATAAAAGGGACTCCCCTTTTGAGGGAATCCCAGTTGTACTACATATTCAATTTAAAAGGGTTAACCTATTAAACAGAAGCAGCGCCAAACCAACCATAATCACCTGAAGCCATTGCGACTGCTGGGCCAGCGTATAAGCCAGCGCCACCAGTTGCTACGAAAGTGGTAGTGTTGATAGAGCAAGTTGCTGTTGAAGCAGCGATAGTTGAGCCAGCTTTAGCCCATACATAACGCTTACCATCGGAAGCAAAAACTTCTGCACCGAGTGGGCCAAATGTTACCAAACCAGCGTTTGCTGTTTGTTCTGCAACAGTTTGTGTATCGTTTAAATCAATCCCTGAGAGGGGGGTAATGGTATATGCCATGATATTTCCTTTATTAATTAAGAGGGTAAGTTAAATAGGGGTTTCCCCCTATAGATTAACTACCTGTCAACAGACCTTGTAGGAATGAGTTAGAAGTAGTCAAGTTACCAGCCCAACCATACAATTTTACAATCGCATCTTGGTTAATAGATTGACGCTCACCACCGATAGGTACAAAGTTACGCTCTTTGTGTGGGCGTAGGAAGAGGTAGTTGGTATTCAAGAAATACATATATGTAGCTGTTTCTTGTGAGCCATAACCACCACCTAATACCACATCAGCAGAAGTACCACCACCGTAGAATTTCAATGAAGCAAAACCAGCAGCGCCAGACTCTTCAGCAGCAATACGCTGAATAGCTTGCAATGCGCCTACATAGTAGGAATACAGAGTGTTACCAGCAACAATCAAGTCAGCCTTGTCAGTACCACGAATCTGCTTGATAGCAGCAGTAGTCATAGCAGCAAGGATAGTTGTTGAAGAAGTAGCACCTGAAGTGATTTGATTCTGCCAGAAAGTCCAAGTAGCACGATTAATACCACCGTATGTACCTGTGGTTGGTACAGCAGCAACAGCAGCGCCCAAACCATCTAAGTTTTTACCGCCATTACCTGTACCGTCACCGTATAAGTCACCGGAAATACGGTTAAGCAAGCGAGCTTCAGAAACTTGCATACGACCATCTAACAAGTCGATGATTGCTTCTTTGCTTGAGTTTTGCAACATTTCTAAGCCAGACATTGTAACTGCATCAGCGTACTGAGCAATTTTGTACTGAGCAGCAGAAATAGGGCTATCTGGAGCAATGTTTAATACTTCATAGCCACTATAGCTATTAGCATTGTTGGTTGTGGTGTCATCATACATAATCTCTTCCAAGATTACATTACCGCCTGAGAATGGGCGTACATTGCCCTTCTGATTCAAGCGCTGAAGAATAGCGTTGTTTTGTGTTAAGTTATCTGCCAATTCACCGCTACGACTTTGAATCGTGGTAGCGATAATATCGGTGATTGCTGAGTTAGCAAATGCCATGATATATATCCTTAAAAAAATGTGCCAAAATTGGCTAGTTAAACCCTGCGGCTCATTGCTTCACCTAATTGGTCAGCAATTAAAGACCGTCTATCCTTTTTATCTTCTGGATTACTCACTTTTCCACTAGGAGTAGTGGACTTTGGACTAACCGCAGCAGCCTTAGCCTTCGCTACTTGCTGTGCTTTGATTGAGGACTGTTTGGCATCTTTTAGGAGTCTATCCTGTTCGATTTCCCAAACATCATCATTCATACGCACGGCTTTCTTGTAGGCCGTTTCTAGGTCTTGGGCTTTCCCTAGCTCAAGTAGTTGAGCCATTTCTTCCCTTACCACATCAAAATGCGGAAACTTCTCCACATTACTTCTTACTCTTTCAATTTCACCCATTAAGCGTTGATTTTCCTCTTGGGCAAATCGACCTTTAATGCTTGAAACTTCCTGATTTACCATATTTAATTGATTCATCAGTTGTTGCGTATATGGGTCAAGTTGTGTTACTTGTCCATTTCCGTTTAATTGTATACCATAATCTGCTGCAAGTTTCTGAAATACTTGGACTTTTTGGTCATAGCCAGCATTAGATAAGATTTGTTCTGCACGGACTAGGTTTTCAATGTATTGAGTAGGTTGAATACCTCTGCGTTGCAAGTCTTGGGCATAAGGCGCAATAGCATTTTCATAGGATTTAGCCCTATCAGCTTCAGCTTTATAAGTGCTTACGCCTTTCTTGTATTCAGACTCACGCTGGTTAGCATATTCGGCAAACTTAACAAAATCTTCTTTGTCAATTTGTTCACCTTTCTCCATTTTGTCCCAAATATTGACATATTCTTTTTTCCAAGTTGAAGGGCGAGAAATCTTTACTTCTTCCTCCTGTGCTTCATCCTTAGACGCAAATTCAAGTTCTTCAGCATTTTTGGTAGATTCTTCGTTGTCTTCATTTCTATCTTCCACCTTAGCGGATTCATCGGCAATATCATCTTGAGATGTATTAATTTCTTTCTCGATTGGTGTTTCAAGAGTACCCTCCTCTGCTGCGTTTAATGCTGCTTCCAATGCTTCTCTGCGGTCTAAGTCTGCCATGATTTTTCCTAGTATTTAAGTTTTTCGTAAGCCAATTCAGCAATTTGGCGTTTTCGTGCTTCCATAGACTTTTTGCTGAGTTCTGGTGGTTTTTGTTGCATAGGTACATCGTTGCCAATTTCAATACAATGGTTGCGTTTTAGGTTTTCTCTATGTTTTGACCGACTATCAATCCAGCTACCATCAGCCATAGAAATATGCCCTTCAATGTCAGAAATCACCGTAGGGGCTTCTTTTGGGGTCATTTCTAACTTTTGTTTCCAGGCTTTGTCGGCTTCTTCGCCTTCAAAAGGCAGATTCCAATAAGCAAGGTATTTTTCCCTATCATCGTACTGTTTAGGGTCATATTCTTCGTGGTCTACTTTACAATGGGCGCAGGTTACTTGGACTTTTACTAAAGCCATTACATTCTCCTTATTAAATCGGGTACTTGGTTATATTCTTCTTGACGCAATGCAATAACAGAGTCATACCATTTGGTATTTTTCCATCTCCAGCATATATATTCATCTTTAGGCAGTAATACAATCGTTTTAATGCCCAATGCACCCGCAAGGTGGGCTGTGCCTGTATCAACTGTCACAATGCCCTTCATAGCCTTCATGTGGCTTGCTGTGACTGCCCAATCTGTTTTCCAACCATCATCAGGAAGTGGGTGAAAAAAGCCATTGTGTTCCGGTGATAGCGAATAGCAGTTATCGCCTACTAAGCTATACATTTGATGGTCAGGAATAGACTTAATATGAAATAAAATGTTGCGACTTGCGCCCCAATTTACCCCTATTTTTGGCTCAATATTTGAGGGTTTTGCATACATATAACCTTCAGAGCCTACTATTTTCTTAGCATTTAAAGGGAATAATGACTTAGCATAAGGTGTAGCGCATGAAATATAGTAAGGAAGGCTCATATTGCCTATCCAGTAGTCACATTCAACCACATCAGGACATTCAGGCTGATTCGTTAGTACATCAATACATTCAAATTGCCCTAAAACTCTTAATAATGAGCCATGCGTTAGCAATACGACCTTTTTAGCGCCCATAACCTTTAAAAATGGAAGAAACCTGGCAAACATAAAAATATCGCCAAAGCCTTGTTCCATCTGAATGACAATAGTCTTGTCTAAAAGGCTTTCCCCACGCCATACAGTAGGGCCTTGGGGTTTTTGCGTATAAGGAGTAACTTGATTAGCAAGGACTTCAGAGTGCCAACGATATTCAAATAACCTAAAGCCAGCGTCATAGCGACCAGCGTGTAGGTGTTCGTAAGATTCTTTGTACTTAGCGTGTGGGTTTACAGGATTATAGCTAATAGGGCCTCTTCATCGTCTAATTCTGCTTGACGCTTGGCTTCTAAGATTGCTAACTCTTGTTCTAGCCTAAGTTTTGCACTTCTTATTAATACAGCGTTTTGCAGGTCTTGTTGTTGTTGCTCAAGATTAGCGATGTATCGGTCAATGTTTGCTAGGTTTGACGGTATATCAACGCTAACTTCTTGATTGGATTGTATATTACTTTGTTGTGTCTTTGCAACAGGTTTAGGGTTAACTAAATCTGTAATAGTTTGTTTTCTTGCTTCTTGGTCAGCTTTTAATGCTGCAATGCGTTTAGCTTCTGCCAGGCGCAGTTTCTTTTGAATACCTTTAAGTCGTTTTAATTCTTCTTTTGTCCAAGGCGCATCATCCCCACCATTCTTAACATTGGTAGGAGTAATAACAATCTGAAAAGCATTGTTTTGAAACGCATTAGCTTGAAAAGCGGTTTGAAACACTAAAATGTCCCGCCTGACACCCCTACAAACTTAGTAGCTGTAATGGTTGTGCCAGTAATAGCTGCGGCTGCTGTACCGCCAATAGCAGGTGGGCTAGACAAGTCTAAAGTACCACCTAAAGTAAGGTTTCCGCTAGTTGTTACTGTGCCTGTTAAAGTCAAGCCATTGACTGTGCCTGTACCGCCTACGCTTGTAACCGTACCAGTATTGGAAGTCTTGTTATTAAAGGTAGTCCAGTCTGTGCTTGTAAGGTAGCCATTGACGCTTGTTGTGGCGGCAGCCATAGAAATAGCTGGAGTTGCACCACCGCTACTTACTACAGGGGCAGTACCAGTTACTGAGGTGACTGTTCCCTGTGGGTTTGCAGCAGTAGTAATACTTGTAACTCGCCCATAAGTGTCTATTGTGACTACAGGAATAAGGGTAGCAGAACCAGTTGTGCCAGCCGTTGCCACACCTGAAGCAAGGTCAATAATAGGAGTTGTACCGCCTGTACTGGTTATACGACCAGTAGTTCCACTTACAGAATTAACATAAGTACCTGCGGCTTGTTTGCCATTAAAGGTATTCCAATCCGTAGAAGTCAGATAACCGCTTACAGAAGTCGTAGCGGCTGGCATCGAAATAGCAGGAGTATTACCACCACTAGAAACTACAGGGCTTGTTCCAGTAACGCTAGTAACCGTGCCTAAATTTCCTGTAAGTAATACGCCATTGGCCGTTACTGTGCCAGTAGTTGTTAATGCACCAACGGATTTAATATCCATGATTTTGGTATTAGCAATACCGCCTGTATACCATTGGTATCCATCACCAGTAAATGCGCTAAAGCGACCATAGCCTGTTGAATAGTCAACAACAATACCGTCTGTTGGTGCAGTTCCAGTAAAAGTGCTAGTAGAAGATAAGCCATTGCTGGCAACCATAGAAGTGCCAGTTGCAATACCAAGTCTTGATACGTTAGCTGTAAGAATGTCAAAAGTACCATCGCCAGCAGTTGTTCCACCGATTGCTACGCCATTTAATGAACCGCCAGTAATCGCTACTGAATTGGCATTTTGCGTTGACATCGTGCCAAGACCACTAACTTGCGTATTTGCAATAGCAATAGTTGTATTGGTTGCGCTAGTGATTTGACCTTGTGTATTAACCGCAATGACAGGTACTGAGCTTGCAGATCCATAAGTTGTGGCAGATACGCCTGTAGTTGCAATAGCCAAAGTGCGGTTAGCAGATAAGTCACCGCCACCTGTAAGACCTGTGCCAGCAGTAATAGTACGACTTGTTGGGACTGTCCCGCTAATGTCAGTCTGAGTTAATAC